TCTCCTATGTTTAAAGTTTTTCCTGTAATAGAATCTAAAACCTTATAACTTTCTACTCCATTTCCAAAAGTAAAACAATCATAAAACTCTGTATCAACTATTGCTGATTGACTAGATGTTTGTGTTTGTACATTTCCAGTATGCATTCCGTCTGCACTTATAGGAAAAGATAAATGGTTTTCATACCATACATCTGGAAGAGCATCTGTAGGCGGTGTTTCAAAAACAACAATTGAATCAGCTCTATAAACCTGTATGTCCGCTGTAACTGTAGAGCGTCTTTTGTTGGACAAAATACCTCCGCATCTTACAGTGCCGGTAATTAACAATGCCAGCTCATTAGTTGCGCCTCTAAAAAACTTGTAATAGTTTGTTCCTTCGGCAGTTGATACATCTTGCTTGGTAGTGGCCGTCCCCGACTCATATACATTTGATATGCTTCCTGTATTTCCACCTACTTCTGTTATGGCATCATTTAACACCACCTCCGCATTATCTCCATTCCACCAGTCCTGCATATTTGCATAAGTAGTTGAAGATATAAGCTCTACATTTAATTCGCTTATTCTGCGTTCACATTTAGCATTTCCTTGACCTACTCCAAGTCTTTCTTGTCTAATAGACAATACAATTCTGCTTCCAGCAGGCACACTGTAATCTGTGTGTGTACTGCCTGCAATATTAGGGTCAGGTACATTAAGATTCATTGGATAATCCAATATCGGATATTGATTAGCGCTATTTTCAGATTTTGTTTGTGAGCCTGGAGTTATTATATCATCATCCCCTCTAGCAGTAGCAAAGTTGTTAGGGTTAATTTTCATGTAAGTCCCTGCTGGAGAAATAATATCAGCTCCCGATGCGTCCTTTAAAAAGTCTGCCGATTTAGCTTCTTTTTCTAATACAGTTGCTTCAACACATCTTAATATAGGTCCATTGCTATCAGATTTTACAAAGTACCTATCACCTTCTTCTACCTTGTTTGCATTTTCTCCTTCAAGTAAAAAATATGTAGCATTACTCAAAGGGTCTTGATAAAAAACATTAGAGTATATGGTATCATATGTACTCTCAGATGGTTTTAAAACAAACTTATACCTTGTAGCCCAGCTTGGAGCTAACTGCTGACTTGGTATTGTTGCCTGAATAGTATTTTTTGATATAGATGCTGAACAAGGAACTTGAACTGTATTGTTTGGGCTTACAAGGGCTGTAGATGAACGATTAAAATCATCCATATAAACTATACCTATTTCGTATCCACGATTGCTATGTAAGCTTCTTGTAGTATCTGTAGTTCTAAAATTAGCTGTAGCAGAGTTAACTTCATAAAATTCATAAGCATTGTTAGCTCCATCTACATAATTCATTGCTATTAACTGAAAACCAATAGTATTACTACCTGGTGTAGCTACTATAGATATAGGTTGCCCTGCTCCTGTTATTCCACTAGCAGTTTTACTATAAGTTCCTAACGAAGATGGTAAAGCACAATTAACCTGGTCAGTTAAAGTAGCTCCATTACAAGAATTAGGAACTGTTTGGATATTAGAAGATGTTCCTACTTTTTCTATAAAATCTGTGCTTGTTGCTAAAGAATATACATTAGAAAAATTAGTTGGTAAAACATATTCAAATATTATTTCTGTGTTTGCTGTTGTGCCTCCTGGAGTAGTTCCTGTAAATTGACTATGTGTAAGGGTAAAATCTAATGTAACACTAGAACCTGTTGTTAAATCTAAAGTAGTTCCATCTTCTTTTGATAAATCAAAATAAATAATAGAACTATTTACAGTAACTGGAGTAGGACCATAAGTGTAGCTACCCGAACCAGTAGAGTCTAATATTTCAGTTGTTGCTATTTCAGAACTAACTAAATTAGCACTATATTCTAATTTTAAATTTTCTCCAAATTTATCTTTTAAATTATAACCTTCCGTGTAATTTCCATAGACTAATCTATTGCCCATTATTGTTTGAGCTTTAGCTATTCTAGGTACATTATCATATAATCTTAATATTTCAGAATCTGGAAGTAATGTAAATATTTTACTATTGTCAAAAGTAAATGTATAATTAACATTATCTGAATATCCTAAATTTGCTTTATCTAAAAACTCTATTACCTTAATATTATTAGTAGTAGATTCTTTAAATAAAATCTCTATACCAGTTACTAAAGAGCTGCCTGAATTGAATGTAATAATAGCTGCATTTTTAGTATTCTTCATACCCTCATTTAAGTAGCTGTTGTAGCTAAAATTAAAAGTAGAAGGTGTAAATGCAGGCTCACTAAATTGTGAAGTAGCTGAATATTGATTGTCAGCATATTTATATCTATAAGCAAAAGATATAAATCTTTCTTCTAAAAAATCATCTTGTTGTCCAGGAACATTAAGCGTTTGAATGTTAGGAGCTTCTATTGGAGGTCTTTTAATTACCATTATAGATTCAGCTGTAAAGCCATCTAAAAAGTTATTAGGAGAGTTATATCTTGTATTTACATTAATAAACCTAGGAGGGTTTAAATTGTCTGTAAAAAACAATAAATTATCTACCAAATCAACTCCAGTAATTAAATTGTATTGACTAAAATTAAGAGTGGTTTTTAAATTGCCACCATCATTTAAACTTACTAAATGGTAAGTGGTAGCGTTGTTGGTTATATTGTATGATATTAGCAAATCTAATTTAGCAGTAACGCCAAGAGAGTATGATGGGTCATGGACAAACCAATAAATAGTTTCATTAGCCCCATCTTCATAAGCTCCAATACATTTAGCATTATTACTTAGCTCTACATTATCAAACATTAATGTAGTAAGGATAGTGTTTCCTTTTGAATTTTCAACAGAACCTACTTCTGAACCTTCAGTAGAACCAAGCCTAACATTTAGTGCATCAACATATTCACCGTTCGGTACAAGCCTTTCATCAAGGCTTTTATTCATTCGGCCAGCTATAAAATTTCTTTGAATGTTTGCCATTTTATTTTATCCACTTATTCTCTCCTCGTAGATTCATTAATAATCTGCCAGGATGAATGTTGCTTAATCTAATTTTTGCGTTTCTGAGTAAAGCTGTTTTTCTTTTTTTAGCTCTATTAATAATATACTCTTGAACATTAAACTTGCTATTTAAAATTGCATACTCAATATATGCGTAAACATAATCTTCAAAAAGCTTGTTAACTGACACTTGTGAATCATCTCCACCTTCCATTCCATCAGAGATATATTCTAATACACAGTTTTCATTAAGCATGGTGGAATCAAAATTTATAACTCCTGCTTTTTTGTCTATTCTAAAAGTAGGGTTAAAGTTTGCAGTTTCCGTATTTAAACCGTAACGAGCTCCAATGGTATAATCTGCATACCAATTAGATTCTGAATCTAATGCTACTTGGTCTGCTGCATTTTCTTGGTTAAGATAAATACTATTTTGCTGACCATTTTTTCTTTCTGCGTCAAGCGTAGATTCATCAGTTATTACCGTGCCATCAGCATTAAAAGTTAAGGTTCCTCCAGCTCCTTGTAAATAAGACTGAGCAGAATTAACTTGAATATTTTCATTTAAAGGTCTAAGCCATCCATCTTTATATAATGAAATACGAACCCAGTTTACATAGTCGTTTGGTAAAACAAAAGTTAAATTATCATATACTGTAAGTTCTAATGCTTTTATCTCCATAAATGCATCATAATTTAATTCTTGTATACCACGCTTTGCATGAAACAATATCTTAAATCTTTCTTCGTTATTAATTAAAGAATGATTTCCAGAATACATTAACTGAAAATTGTTTACTATATCCTCCAAGCTAACATACTGATATGAACCCCAATTTTTATTAGTTGGAACTGTACCTGCGTTTTCATAATATTGGTATTGTGATAAATATGCCATCTTATTGTTCTTGGTTTTCTTGTTGTTCTATTGCTTGTCCAAATTGTACTGTAGCTATTTCTCTAATAGACATACCAGCGTATTGTAATATTCTAGCAACCAAATTATTTACGTCATCTGGAGGTAACTCAAAGTCTTGGTAATCTGATTGAGACTGGTCAAAAATAGGCTCTCCTCCCGACAATGAAATATAAGTCCATTTAGGGTCTATAGGATATCTTATATATTGACAAACCACTCTTCCGATAGTAACTATAGAGTCAGGATATAATGTTAAAATAGTTCCCTCTTGTGTGTATGCGGGAAAAGTAGTATTAGGAGCGGTTAACATAGACTTACTAAGCATGGTAATTTTGCTATGGTTTACCTGCTCTGCTTCATTTTTTAAATTTACCCCTTTGTAAATTGCATAAGGAATATTAGTTGTTGTTAAAGAAGCTACATCTACTACTAAAGTTGTTTGATTAGTTACCGATACAACAGTCAGATTAGTAATTACAGAATTAGCTAATATTACTGAAACAATATCTCCAGCACTTACACCATCAGTTTGAAAAGTTGCAGTATTGTCTATAAGCTCAGTATTACCACCTCCAGTTGCTGTACTAGTCCCTGATGAAGTAACAGTGCTATATATTAAAACTTTATTTAATAGGTAATAATCAGAGCCCGTTGTAGCTAAAGTAGGAACAGTATATTTATTTAAAGAGCCTTTAGATAAACTTGCTGTAACAGAAAAAGTATCTATAACTTCTTCATATCCTTTTTTAATATCAGCGTATCCTGTTCCCGATACTCTACCATTCTCTTTATTAATCTGATTATTATAAGCTATAAAGTATTCATCAAAAATATCTAGCTGTGCTTGTTTAGCAAATAGATTAAAATCTGATGGAGATATATATCCGTAATTATTCTTGTTAAGGATAGCAAGAACTGTGTTTCTAACAGCGTTTATCATCGCTTTCTTTTTTACAAAGATAAGCAAAAAAAAAGAGGTCAATTATTTTTGACCTCTCTCTAATACCTAATAAAAAGGTAATATTAAATAGTAGCTACAGCTACGCTAGTAAATACTAAAAGACCTCCTGATGTACTTACAGGAATTGCTGCATTTGTCCAAGATGTTTGCGCTGCTTCAACTAAAGCTGCGTTAACATTTGCTCCAAAGCCTGAAGTTAAACCTGTTCCAGTAACAGTAAATTTGTGGCTTCCGCCTTTCAAAAAAATTGTTCCAGCAGTTGAACTTGTAGTTTCTGCGTAAAGAATGCCATCTGTTGCAAGGTGAACATTTCCGTCACTTGCAGTATCGAATGTAATATATTTTGCCATGTTAAAAAATTTATGGGTTAAACAAAAAACAAAGATACAACTAATCTTCAAGCAGTTTTTCAAGCATTTTTAAAGCCTCTATGCCGTCATCGCTTTGCAAATAAGAAGACACAATAAACATAGGGTCTTCACCAAAAGGTATGGTTAACATCTTTTTTTTGTTAGTTGAGGTGTTATACCACACTTCTTTTTGTTTATTTCTAAATGACAACAACCCTTTGTCAAAAAACAAATGTACATTAGATTGAAGCTTTAACATTGGGTCATGGACCTGTCTTAAAAACCCTTCAGGGTCTCTTTTTACAGCTACAAAAATATCTCTTTTTAATTCAGCTGTGCTCATTTTAGAAACGTCTGCTCCAAGTAAAACTCTAGCTACGTTTTCCATTTGCCCTATGGAAAGTTTATCAGCCTCAGTGTAAGCTTTGGCTTCCATGCTAAGAAACTCTAGCTCTTGTTGAGCATCTTTTTCTTCGTTTACTTCCACAAACTTTTTACCGTTTAATGGATGTAAATGTAAAAATTCTTGTAAAACTGGATTAGTTTTAGGTACTGATAAAAACCCATCAATAAAATCAATATGTTCTCTTACAACCTGCCCATCTTGTTCATCTTCAAAACAAGATTTTTGATTTGCTGAATATCTTAAAACTCTATTTATTCCTTGGGTTTCATCAAACCATAGTAGTGGTTTTCTTGGTGAACCGCCCCCTGGTATAATAAGTGATAGTGGGGCATCGTTACGAGTCAATTTATAGACTCTGTCTTTTAATTCTTTTTTCATTATATAT